GGGTCTTTGGCACATGATAGTATTCTGTCAGTATTCTCTACCACCCAGTTAACTCTTTCCTCCAGAGATACCTTGTCAAACCCAAAAGTGTTTGCTCCCTGTATGGCAAGATAAGAAGCACTTTCAGAGTCAATAGGCTTACCCTCAGAGAACATCAGCAAAGCTTTACTGAAGTCAGTCCCTTGAGGATTTAGGAAGTTAGGGACTGCATAGATGCGTCCTCTAAAATCTAACTGGTAGACCATATAGATAGCTTCTTCATCCTTAAACTTGTCAGCCACCTGAATTGTCTTTCTGAGTAGCAGTCGCTTGGAGTCCAGACGATTGTTCTCTGTATGGATAATCACAGCTTCCCTCTTCCAATGGGTTCTGGCTTCCTTATTGGTAGCTATGTCCAGTGGCTTGGCAGGGATTTCATAGTTCTCTGACGGAGGTAGACTTGGAATCTCAATGCCTGTATCCCAGATTTGCTTGAGCACATCCAAGATAAACTTGTTGACCATGAAGCCTGTCCTCTGCATCGCATTCACAGCCCCATAAACTTGAGGCATATCAAAATGTTTTAGCTCAGAGAGATATCTGTGGTTATCTGTCTTCACCAAAGTTATCTGACGGATATGATGCGTGTGGTATCCACCATCGTAAGGAGAAGTCCAGTCCTTCGGAGGAGAAACACAAGGATAGAACTCTGGCTTCATCACTTCCTTGAACGCATTCAAGTCCTTGATGGCTTTCATGGTTTCATCTGAAGGCAACAAGAGTCTCTTTTTCTTTCCCTCCTTCATCATTATCTTATGACTCAGCAGTCCTGTGTGTTGGATTGTTAAGTCAATCAATGCATTACCTACCAAAAGTCTCTCCCTCTGTGTCCATGAAGTCCACTCATTGCCATCTCTTCTTGATGCTTCAATAAGTTTTCTTCTTTTGTAACTGTAGGAGGAACTTCTTGATTCCAAATCCTTCATGACAACATTCAGAAGGTGAGGATTGTTTTCCTCAAAAGTACGTATCCGTATTTCATCTTCCAATGCCATGCCCAGAGCTATTGAACTGGACGTATAAGCCCTCTGTCTGGTTATTTGGTTTAGTGCTACCCTCAGAGTGATAACGGCTATTACAGAGGGTTCTAGTGTTTCAATCATGACTGCACCAGTGGCTGCTTTTCCTGCTCTGCCTTCCATACAATCCTTAACGTAATCGGCAATAGCTTTCTCCAAAGCTTCCAGAGTAACACTCATTAAATACTGTCCGTATGAAGTGGTGCTCTCCTGTCCTCTGTCTGCTTTTTTAATATTATTCTTGTGGTATCTTGTGACACCACTCTCACGCATCTCTTTTTCTAACAATACCTGTCTATTACTTACGTTGTATTCCATTTATAGTGTTCTCCTGTTGTGACATCCACCTTTGTATTAGTTTCCATTGGTGGATAGTGGCTTTGACATCAGCCAGATTGGTTTGTAGTATGAACTTATTCAGTAGTGGATTAAGAGACTAAGGAGATAAATTATATACCCCTCAGTCCCTCAACCTAGTAATCACCTAAAAGTGAGTGTCACAATGTCACGCATTTGACACACTCCTTGTCACTTGATTACTAGGCTCAAGCACTTTAACTGCTTGCTCCAAGTTTGTTGGGCAGAGATGAGCATATCGTAACGTCATCTTGAGGTCTTCATGTCCCAACCATTCCTTCACAACCTGTAAAGAAACACCTCTTTGTACTAGACGGCTTGCACAGGTATGTCTTAAACAATGGATAACAAACTGGTTATCATCGTCTAGTCCCATAATTGTTTTCATCCGTAGCCATGCCCATCGCAACTTATGGTAGGGCATTTTCATATTTCCGAATCTCCTTCTAAAAATTTCTTTTGCTCTTGAAGTAAGAACTACAGTCCTTGCTCTTCCGTTCTTCGTTTCCCACAGGGTTAGTCTGTTACCATTCAGGTCACGTAGCGAAACATGATTGTTTTCCCCTACACGCATCCCTGTGTCTATGAGGAACATGAATATGTCTCTTTCATCTTCCATCCCAAGTTGAGTCAAAACTTTCCACATCACAGGTTCTTCCTCTTCAGTGACATATCTGACTCTACCCTTGGTTTCCTGTTCCCAGTCAATCATCAGCTTCTTGTCCATCCATCCCCTTGTTAGGGCAAACTTGGCAGCTTTGGATATGACACAAAGTTTCCTGTTGATTGTACCATTCTGGTTACCCTTGGATTTATAGTGGGCAACAAGATTATCCACCATCTCCTCATTAAGATGAGTAAGAGGTGTGTTGACTCCGACAAAATCAATAATCTCTTTTGAAATTGCTTGAGCTTTCATTCCCCAATCTGAGTTTGTCCAATACTTGTCTCCTGTTCGTTTCAGTAGAGAAGCAATGGTCATCTCATCAGTAGAAGTGAAGTCAGATGGTATTGGTCTACCAAGCCTGTAGCATTCCTCAACCATCTTCAGCACTTCATTGGCTTGTTTTTCGGTGGTAAAGTTCTGACGAAACGTGATGCCCTTCTTACGGACATCTACTTGCCAACTTCCACCACGCTTTCTAACTGGCATTGGTCATTTTCCTTTCGTTAATGGTTTCAAATAATTTTTCAGCAAAACGTTCTCCTTTCTTTGTCAGCTTAACCAGTTTACGTCTTCTCTCCATAGGGTCTTCATAGGCTTCTAAAAGTCCTTTGCCTTTTTCCCTGTGTCGAGTCCAGTCACCAAGGTAAGCAACATTTCTACTTACTGAAGACTGAGCTAACCCAAGCTCTTTGGATATATCTTGCATCTTAACTGGCATAGGGCTTTTAGCCACAGTAAGAAAGACTGCTATGGTTTGTGCCTGTATCTCAGCATCTAGTTCTCTCATCTTTTCAATGGAAGTTAACAAAATTGACATTTGGTATTGAATATCTGTTTCCTTTTTCATAAGTAAGGTGGTGGTCTATTGATTGTCAAAAAAATCTTATGTTTGAACCTAAAGCCTATTCCTGTGAATAACTTCGAGGGTGGTGGATGCTTGTAAACATGAGCCTTCTTTCTTCTCCTTAATAATCCCTTGTAAGCTTGAGCTAAATTCATTTATGTCCTTTCAAAAATTTTTAGGAGTATAGATTAGACGAAACTTTCCAAAATACCCAAAAAACTCTCTGTCAAAACACTCAACATACCAATCATGCCTATTTGTAGAACAGTATTCAACATATAAATAACCCATGAGTGGAATCTTATAATATCTGTATATCATTCTTTATCTCATTTAATGCATTAGTGTAATGATATGACAACTTTACGCAGACAAAACGATTTGGATTACACCATTCAATAAAAAAGTCCCAACCACAGTAATTGCAATGGTTAGCAGTAGTGAGCACCCTTCACTCATATCCTAGTCTCCCTTTGTCTAAGTAAGGCATCAAAGCCTTCTGGTTTTGCCAACGGAACATGATAGTACGTGTCCCACGCAATGGTCTTCCTACAGTTCTTCTTCTGGTCAAACATAGGTGTTTTGGACTGTCCAAGCAGTTCAGCTAACTCCAGACAGTTCTTCTGACTCTCAAAGGTAATCATGTGGTGAATCACTTGGTCACTCATGATGTCAGGCTGAGTGATGAGCCAGAGAGTGTAGAACACTGACTTGACTGTCATTTGATATATCCTTTACTGATTTAGTTGTCTTAGTGGATTGTAGCCCACCAAAAATATGAGTGAGCACATCAACAGTCCACCCATTGCCAATCATTTTTTTACGTTGGGTATTTGATATTGGAACAGATTGAACATGAGGGTATAAGGCAGAGCAATAGGCTTCAAATATTCCATATTTAGTGTAGTCATCTGGAACAGTCTGAAGTCTTTCAATCTCTTTGACTGTCAGCTTTCTCCATTTGTCATTCTCTACTGCTACTTTAGGTTCACGATTACCACCTTGCATGGTGAGAAGGGTAGGACACTTACCTAATGGACTGTAGACTGCTTTTGTAGACCTATAACTGTAGTGAGCATACTCCTCTGCTTCTCCCACCTGGCACATTCCATCTCTTGACATCTCCTTGTCAGTAATGTTGGTCAACTTGCCTTGAGGTTCTATACCTTCCTCAAGAATATCTGTTAGAGAAATTTCTTTGTCTTCAGGAAGTCCATCAAAAGGAATGTTAGTCCAGTAAAGTCTGTGCCTACTTTGAGCAGAAACAAGATTACTGTTAATGGCTATAGGTTCTACTCCAAGATACTTGGTAATAATATCCTCTGACTCTTGGGACATTCTCACATTCTCAAGAAGGAAATACTTAGGCTTACACTCCTTCAAGAGCCTAACATATTCAAAGAACAAGAAACTTCTTGGGTCATCAAAGTTAAGTTCTTTACCACCCTGTGCATAGCTAAACCCCTGACATGGTGAACCACCAATTAAAAGGTCTATATCTACATCTCCAAGTTGAAACTTATGAAGCTTAGTAACATCTCCAACTGGAACAACATCATTCCAATTATATTGAGAAACACTTGAAGCATATTTATCAATCTCACAAGCAAAGTAGTGGTCAACTTTAATCTTTGCTCTTTCTAAAGCGATACGTCCACAGGACATACCATCAAATAAACTAAGTACATTCATTTATATTACTCCTTTATTGTTAGTGGCTTGGTTCATAAAGTTCTCCTTCATCAATTTTCTTTTTGTAGTCTTCTGCTAGTTTCTTAAATAGTTCTGCTTCTTTTGTATTGCCTTCCCATTCAGCATCATATTGTTTTTGTCTAGTCTGTTTATAGGCAACTGTTAGGTCTGTTAGTATTCTTTTTATGTCACGTTCATGAATCATATAAAGTGCTCCGATAAAATAGTTAAGCAATATATTATTAAAATATACAAAATTAATTCTCTGTCAACTGGACTATTCATTTTATTTATTTGACACCCCTATGTTAGTTTTGTGGTAAATTGTAGTGATAAAAGAAAGAAGAAAAAATAGGTACGGAACATGATAGTAGCTGACCTGACATTTTGGTGGACACAAAAAAGCCTCACTGAAATTAATCAGTAAGGCTCTTTTAAATTAGATGTAGTAGTGGATAGTTGAAGCTAATTTAAATCAGTTAATACTATTTCACCTACACTAATTTTCTTTTCAATCTCTTTAGTTGTCATATTCAAATATTTATTTCGATATCTTGAGGTAGTCACAGAATAATCATACCTATTTTTATCTAGATAAATATTCCCTTCGTTATCCCTTTTGGCAATAACTGTTTGGTAACTCTGGAAATATTGTGCGTCCTCAGTCCATATTATAAATTGATTAGGCACTTTGTTTCCGTTGTTGCTTGTCATATTTGTAACTGTTGGAGCTTTCATTCTAATTCCTTTCATTAAGATTATAAAAAAATAACTACCCACTAATGAATAGTTTACACTAGTGGATAGTTAAAGTAAAGACTATAGCCCAATTTTTTCTAAATAATAATCACAAGCTATATTATAGGCTTCAATAGATTTAAATTTACTTTTAATAATGTTAGCTATTGCATGAATGTCAAAGTCATCTTGATTAATTCGGAAATATAACTTTAATAGTTTATCTGTTTCCTTTCTGACTTCTATTTTATCTAGCAATTTGTCTTCATTATAGTTTGTAAAGTTGCATCTGTTATAATGATATAAAGCCATTATCTTTTAAACCTTCCGTGACTGTCCCTTGGTTCATCTTTAGATATTTGCATCAGATAACCATTCGCAAAATGTGGGACTTTACCAGTCTTTTTAAATTCATTTTTAGTTATGTTTCGGATAACTCTAAGCTTTAAAGCTTTCTCTTTACTGTTTAAATAATTAAATCCATTTAAATTAATTACAACCATTTCTTTAAACTCCTATATGTTAAATATTATAAATGTATAAACTATTAAACCACCTACTATAAAACTAATACTTATTGTTTCTCTAATCATTTGAAGCCACCAGATAACCAATAGCAATAAGCAAACACTAAACCAAAACTGAAAGAAAAGCTTAGTACTAGTTCTATTATTATATTAGATTCCATTTAATTTACTCCTATTTAATTAATGATTAACTATTAGTTTATAGAAGTATTCTATTGAGTCAACAAAAAGTTTTAACTAAATGAAAAAAAAACAGACCACAAGAAAGACAGACCTAAAAGAAAAAAGCAGCACCTTTAATAATCTATTGGTTTAGATATTATATCTCTTGCGATACCTTGGAAATAAAGGGCTTCTGGTGTTTGTTGTGTCAATTATTGTGACAAGGTGGCTACCCTATTGAGAAAATTTAGCCAATCTAGAAGGGTACAAGGGGATTTTTGTAGCTGCTTACCTACGTTAACCCTCTCAGATTTTTTTACTAAAATAAAAGAGGAGTAAGGATACCTATAGTTACTCTACAGTTTACTTATAGTTCTACTATATTATTATCATCTTTAATTATTAATCTATAATCTTATCTATAGTTTAACTATAGGTTTATCTATAGTAGGTATCTTACCCCTTCTTCTTTATCTAATATGCACCCTATTATTTTTTCTTCTTAGAATTCATTATCTTTTTCTTCAGTGAAGGTGGTAGTGTCTTCTGTTTAGCACTAAGTTTCTTAGGTGGTCTACCTTTAGTACTTCCGTAAGTTCCTTTTCCCATTGGCATAATAGTTCTCCTTATTTTAAGTTAATCCAATTTTCTTCTCTTCTCTTTCTTCCTATAGAAGCTTGCATAAACCTGTCTAGTTCTTCCTCTAATAGTTCATTCTTATGGTCACTCACAGCTTGCTCTATATCTCTATCCATAGTTTCTACCCAGTAGGCTACAGCAATAGAGAAAGCATCAAGCCTATCGTCATGTATCAGACTACCTCTGTCCCTCGTTAGTCGTGTCAACTGGTAAAACAGTTTATACTTCAGGGCATTCTCGTTGTTATAGTCCTCTGTAATCACCTTATCGTCCACTACAAGCCTGTGTTGGTTCAATATAGGCTCTAGGGTATCTATAATCCTCTTCTCCTTCTGTATGGAGTGCCTGACCTCTTCTATGGACACTGGATGCACCTTGGTCAGCACAGGTTTGAGCAACTGGGTAAACATTCCGTCACCAAAGTTGCTCTCTACGATAATCTTATTGACGTTCTGCCTCTTAGCTACCTCTGTTAAAGCAGCTAAAGACTTCTCGTTGTATCCGTCTTGTGTCCCACCACATTCCGTAAGGTACAGCATCCCTTTCATCATCTTGACTACAGCGTAGGCACATTCGTCCTTTCCTCTTCCTGCAGGGTCTATACTCATGACTGCTCCATCCCATTCGGCAGTCTCCTGACTTATTGTCATTGGGTTGCACCAGTAGTCTCCTTTCAGTCCTATATTGGGTAATTGTTTACATCCGTCTAACTGTTCCTTACCAGAAGCCCACTGTACGTTCACAGGAGCTTGATTCCATGAGGAGCACCCAGACATAACGATAAAATCATTAAGCTTTAAGGGGTACTTGTCAGCGTCAGAAAGGCTAACATCCAACATAAATTGTAGAGCAAATCCACTTCTACCATAGGAAGCCTCTCTTTCTAGTAGGTCATCTTCATCAAATCTTAATGGGTCTGTAGGTTGTCCTGACTTGTCTGCAGCATCGGCTATGACAGGGGCTAATTTATACCCCATAGCCACCTTCAGACGCTCATCAGGGTAGCGTGAAGTCCATATCCTAGTCTTATACCCTCTTTCATCTAAGAGGTTGTATATGGACATCTCTGTTTGAGGAGTGCCTAGAAAGACAATCCTTCCGTTAGGCTTAATAATAGCCTCAAATTCCTTAATGGTTTCTGCCAGTTTGTCTCTCATCATCTGAGTCATAGAGTTATTGGCAGATTCAACGTCATCAGCAATGATTAAGTCGGCTCTAGACCCTGTAAGTTGCCCTGTAATCCCCAGAGACTTAACACTAGGGGCATGAGAGGCTTGTGCAGGGGCTACATCAAAGCTTATCTTTGACATCCTCTGTCCATCTCTGGGCTTCAGGTGAGCTAATAGAGGCATCTCATGGATTAACCTCAGTGTAAAAGTACTGAAGTCATCTGCCCTAGTCTTAGAAGCAGAGACAACCAATATGTTTTTCTGTGGATTAAGTAGGAGTTGATGGCAGACATAGGCAGAAGTAATCCAACTCTTGCCTACACCTCTAAAGGCTTCAATAACAACTCGCCTCCCTGCGTCATTCTGAAGGAAATCAGATATGTCGTATTGTATAGGAGTAGGGGCAGGGAGGTTGAGGTGCTTCCAAGTTACATATAGGAAGTTTTTGAAGTCCTTTAGTTTGCCTAAAGGCTTCACCTTAGAAGGGTGAACTGAAGAACGTACCCTTGAATGGGAATACTTCAGAATATGAGTCAGTGATATCGGTGTTGTATCCTAGAGCCTTTAGCTCCTCCTTCACCATCTTGTCAGCTTCTTCCCTAGACTGTAGGGCTGCTCTAAGGGCTGCTGTCTTCTTCTCTCTATATTCCTTCTTCTTTTTCATTAGGTCAGCTTCTAGTTCCTTAATCTCTGAAGCTAAGACTTCTAGGTCTTGTTGTTCTGTCATGTAATCCTCGTACTAATTATCCTCTCAGAGGCGAAATAAAGCCCACTGAGCAGGGTTAAGTTGTTTTTAGGTGTGTACCTAGCTGAAACTAGTTAATGCTCTCTGAGTCCTCGTCAAATGGAAGCTCGTCTAATAGGCTTCCTAGAGCATTTGAGTCTGTAGGCATGGCTATGATGTCGTTATCCTTCAAGAACTGTCGGATAACATTGAGGTCTGAAGCTTTGACTTCAGGGTCACGTAGTCTTTCTAGTAGTGTTTTTCCTAGTTCTTCATGTAATTGAGTAAATAATTGGGTTAAATCAGTTGACATTAACTTTTCCTTTTGGGTTTCTTAGCTGTCTTAGCTGCTTGCCTGAAGTTTGCTGCTGTAGGTGCTCCTTTTTGCCCTGCTTTACGCATCTTCTCTCCAGAACCTGCTGCTATTCTCTTTCTCTTAGCGTGAATGTTTGCATATAAACCTGTTTTTGCCATTAAGCACTCCTTCTTGATTTTGAGCCACTACATTTCCACTTTTTTCTTGATAAACGTAATGGACTGTTAGGGTTTTTAGCTGCTGAAGGACTTTTCTTCATTTGTCCTGCAGACCTAGCACAGTAACTGTCTCCCTTCTTAGTTCCTGGGGATATACTATATCTTTTGTCACCATACCTTACTGTTTTACCATTAACTTTTTTTACAAACTTTTTGTTACCTGTATATGCCATCTTTATTGCACCCTATTATTATTTTTTACCACCAAACATTTTGGTTGCTCCTTTGATTCCAAATGAAGCACTTACGATTATTCCTAACGTATATTTATACCAGTCAGGTGTCATCGAGAGTGCATAGAAGCCTCTTTCTACGTAGTCTACAGTAAAAGGCAGGAAGCAGAGCAGTAATGGTATAGAAAAGAGTATGGTTAAATATTCGTCTTTCCAAGACCCTCCAGAATTTTTTACAGCTTCTATATCCCAATCTATTTCACCTTTAATTTGTTTTTCCATAAGAGATGTTTCGGCTTCTATCTTCATTAGCTTTTGTTTAGCTTTAGCCTTCTTAGTTTCTATATAACCTGAAACTGCATCTCCTGCAATACCTGCAAGGCTCTGTAGTAAAATATTTATCATGTATTTGTACCTCTAACACATTTAAAGTCTATTGCTCTCCATGTAGGGGCATTCCTAATTATTGCTTGTTGTAATTGATAGGCTCTAGCTGCACATTGGTTAAATGTTCTGTAATTATTCTTTTCATCAACCAGTTCTATGCAGTTTGTTGGGTTCATAAAGTTACAAACCAATACTATTGTTTTAAGCACTTAAATCTCCTCTTAAATATAAAACCCAAAGAATAAGAATGCCTAAACCACTAGTAAACACTATAGATGCTACTGCTATTTTCTTTATTAAGTCTATTTTTCTGGCTCTTTCTTGTAATTCTCTGTTTATTCTTGCTCGTTCAGAAGCAATCTCTGCCTGTAGTCTTTCCCATTGTCCCATAGTTCCATAGAGCATGAAGATACTTCTCAGTTCATCACGCATCTGCCTCATTTTTTCTTTTTTAAAATGCTTTTCTATAGCAGAGTCTTCAGCTACGGAGAAACGACTGCTTTTCTTTCTGTTTTCTCCGAATTGTAACTCTGCTTCCCCTTTAGCGTAACTGGAGATTGCACCAGATAAAGACCCTAAGTCTTTTCCCATCTCCACTGCCTTTTTTATTGCAGCGTGACCTGCACTTACAGCAGCGAAAGCAGATATAGGGTCAATCATGGGAGTACCTTTCTATAATTTCATAAACACGGAGGATGCTAGGGCTATTATTACTAACGTAGAACCCATAATCATGGCTTCTAATCGCCACAAACGCTTATCTAAACTGGTTAACCTTTGTTCAACTAATTGGTAACGGAGAGCACATTCTTTTTCGTGAGATTCCAGTTCCATCTGTACTTTTAGTTCTGGCTCTACACTCATTGGGCTATTTCCATTACAGTAATATAACTACAAGTTCTTGGGTCATAGCTTAATGTATCCCTATCTGCCTCTGAACGATTTATGAATGTGCCTTCAGTACCATCAGCCCTACAAGCAGTTTGAACTTTATAAGTGATTTGGCTAGTAGTGCTTGGACTATCTAAAATTTCAGTTGATATTCCCATCATTGCACCATCCATATCAGGTGGTTGGGAAAATGGAAGTGCCTCTAAAGGTCTATTTCCTGCTGTATCAGCTTTTCCTATTTCAGTGCTATCACGCATCACACGACTTTTTCCAACGAAGTGACCTGAATAACCAAATAATACAACTCTGACCAAAATTTTACTTAAAGATGACTTGGGAGTAATATTAACAGATAGCCCAATATCCGTAAAAGTTGTTGATGTAATATAAGATGTATCTGTTTTTGAACCTTGTAAAACTTGCAACACAGACCCAGAGGGCATAGCTGCGTGATTTAATGTTGTTAATGTCATTGTTTTATCCTCCTATGTAGCGTGTACAAGTTGTGCAAAGAAATATGATTTATTTGTATTGTCATGGATAACCATA